TTCTGTCGATTCTTTAGATAATAAATATCTTCTAGTTCAAGTGATTTGGTTTTAGCAAAGTCAACAAATGTTGTCCACTCATCGTCTGTCATTTCATGTTTTTGACGAAAAGCTGTCTCTTTAGCTAACCTCTGGTTTTCAGTTTTCTGTGTTTTCAAAGCACCATTTAGCCTTTGTTGCACAATACCGTCTACCGTTGCACCTAGCACTTTCGCTGAATCGGAGTCAGGAGTGCTGAAAGCATCATCAGCATCGAATACAAAATCTTCAGGTAATGCCAGTTTTTCTGTCATTGTCTGAGGAGCTTGACCACCACCCTCAAAGTAATTCCGCACATGCTGAATTAAATTAGGGTCTTCTCTCATTGCATCGAGTATAGGCATATATGGTTCAATTTCTTTAAGCTGTCCGTTTAATCTTTTAGCTTCTCTACTTGAATCACTATACCTCTTTTGCAAAGCGTCTTCGCCTTGCTGCTGAACTTCACTAGGGCTCTGTGGTGTGTTATCACCTTGTACCGAGGTTGTCTGTATAAGTTCTGGTTCATCTTGAATACCACCATTGACGGATGTGTCTAATGCGCTAAAAAAGTCATCAGAGTCATCTGCGTTAAATGTAGATTCTTGGATTTCACTTTCAGGGACCATATTGGTGTTACCTACTTGTTCTTGTTCCATTGCTATCCTTTTTCTTTGTTAAAATATAATATTGGTAAATAATGAAGTACAACTATTCTTTATTTTCTTCATTTCCCATCTTTTTAGCCATTTGTAACTCAGCTTTTGCTTTATCAAACTCTGTTTTTAACATACCTCTAAGTAGTTTTTGCTGAGCTTCTGTGTCTAATACATCTTTACGAATTTCATTACTAGCGTCACCAACTTTCATCTTTATACCAGCCTGTACTAACTGACGTTCTAATGTTTCAATAGTTCCTTGACTATCTTTTAATGATTCTTCCATTGATGATATTTGTTGTTGCATCTGAGAATACATTGATTTTCTTTCAACAATACTCTTCTTATTCCTAATATCTGTTTCACCTATCATTGCAATATCATCTATCAAACCTGCTTGGAACCATCTAAAGTATTCTTCTAATAAGGCCCATCTGTTAACAGGCATTGTTGCTCCAGCTACAAGTCTTACATCAAATCTTGCATGAGCATAATCTTTATACATACTAATAACTTTACCATAATCATTATAAATAGGAATATTAATTCTTACTTCTTTTTCTTGGTCTGGTGTTTGACCAGCTTCAGGTTGTACGATTCTAAATACTTTTTCTACTGAATAATGATTTTGAGCCATCATTTGAAAACATTGACCAAGATGCTCAAGAGCTGGTTCTACAACAGAACCCATCCATGCTTTTAATCTACGAGTACCAAATTCATCATTAGCAAGTAATCCTCTATATGTCTCAGGTTGTTCTTGTGTAAAACCCATCATTGCTGAAGGTACACCTGCTATATATTCAGCATCGGACTTACCTTGTTGAACTACAGTAAAGAAAGCATTATTTATTGGTGCTGGTAATATTGGAGTAGGGGCATTGAATCCTTGTCTATATTTCAATAACGCACCAGGAGCTGATGAATATCTTTCCCATTCTTCTTCAGGTACAGAACCTTCTTCATACATCCATCTCAAGTTAGAAGCTAAGTTAGCATTATGTAACATGATTTGATGAGCTTTGTTTATCTCTTGTTGTTTACCAATCATAGGAGTAATAGCACTCATTGGATATGGTGTTCCTGTATACATATAAGGAATAGGAATAATAGGATATTCCATTATTTCTAATATTCTTTCATATAAGAATACATCATCACCAACTGTACAAGTTAAATGCACTCTATTCTCATAGAATGGAATTGCATCTACTATACCTTCACTTTCTTCTAAAATCTTATAATTTGCTTCTGTCATTATTTGTTGGTCAATGATAGTAGCTTTGTCTTGGGCCTCTGACATCAACTGCATCCTCTGTTCTTCTACAGCTTGGGCAGCCATCTTTTGAGCTCTTTCTAATTCTAACTGACCTCTTTCAGGAATCATTTCACCAGCTTGTACAGCTTGTTCAATTTGCATTTGTTTTTCTATTAGACCAACTTCTACTTCTTTTTGGAAATCAGTTATCTTCTCTTCAACTTCCATTCTAATAGTATCCATCTGTTCTTCAGAAGGTTTTACTCTTATGAAAACATTTCTATATTTATGTTTCTCTTTTGTATATGTTTCATAATATGGTAGTATATCATCATCTTCACCTTCAGGACTAATACCCATTGTTATGTCTTCAGCTTGGATATTAGCTGATAAATCAATATCTCTTTGTGAATATGTTACTACTTCAGAAGCAGCAGCTGCTTTTTTAATCCTTACCTTAAACTCAGGGAACATATTAATTAACTGAGTTCTGGTCATGTTCTTTCTAACTGTTATGAATGAAGCATCTCTAAATAAGAAATCTCTACTAGAAGGGTCTACATAGACATCGTATGGGTCCACTCTACTAAACATCACTTCACCCATTCCTCTATCTTGGTCAGCATCAATGTCTACCATGAAGTATCCAATACCTTTAGTAAGACTATCAAGAACTACCTGACTATATATTGACTTACCATTAGATAGATGCCAACAATAATCAGCTATGTCTGAGTGAACTTGTGCAATATCAGTATCATCTCCTGTGACACCTACTGCTTTCCATCTAGGATTGTTAGCAGTAACAAAGTATTTCATTATCTCAACAATAGGTGTTACTCTATTTATTGTGAAAGTAGGCATACCAGATTCTTGTAATACTTCTACTTCTTCTTTAGTTAGTTGCTCATCAAGATAGAAGTCATATCCTTTTTGAGATACTGATTGCCATTTAGAACGATATGATGTATTCGCTCTATCCCATAATTGTTTATTCTTTCCAGCTTTTGTCTTTTGTGTTTTTCTTGCCATTATTCTTTTATCTCTATATGAACTAAATCATCAAATGAATTATCTTTAATCTCGCCATCTGAATCCCAGTCTCCACCCCATCGAACCTTTACACCTAATTGATGACCAATACCTCTGAGCATACCACCCATGTAATGAAATCTTTCTCTATCTTCCCAGTCTATCGGGTAAGGAGCGAGGTCAACAGCTTTTCCTTCTATGTGTTTGGAATACTTGGTTTTCGTTTTCCCTTGTGCTAATAATTCCCGTTGCCGCTCCTTACTCCGCAAACCTTCTATAATCGTAACATCCATTATCTTTATTAACTCGTTTAATACATTGACAAGTTTAACATTAACGCCTTTAAGACGTTCTTTGCTTCTTTTACCATATTTAGGCATTAGTATTTCTTACCTTTTGGTTTACTTCTTTTACTTTTCTTAGGTGGTCTTCCTCTTTTTTTATATGTTCCTGGTCCTTTTGGCATAATATCTCCTTTTACATTAAAATATATTATCATTCATAAAATTTCCATTTGTCTCATTATTCTATCTTCTATTGTTTTAGTACCAGTTCCTCTTCTTGATTCTTCTGATACTGAAGGGCTCCAATCTGGTAAATCAAGAAATCTTTGTTTTAAAGATTCAGAATCTTTTTCACTTATATTATAATAAGATGGAATTCCTTGTTTCACTCTTCCTTCTTGTTTCATTTTTAAAAACATTGATTCATAGTCGCTCATTAATTTTCTACCTTTCTCACTTTGAAAAAATGTAGACAAAAATGGCATATTTCTTTTTTTCCAATTTCCTCTTCCTACTGAATAATCTTCTTCCATCCATTGTAAAAAATGTTTATTTGTTGGAGCTTCAGTGCTTTCACCAATTACTTCACCTGTTCGTTTATTACTCAATAATCTCGTTTTATTAAAGTATTTAGCCTGCATATATTCATCTAATTGATGCATAGCCGATAGCTTACCTTGAACATTAAAATCTTTTATCATCCATTTATCATATTTATTCCCATTTGACATAATATCTCCTTTTATGCTACAATCCAGCTCTTTGCTTTGCGTTTTGGCTTGAACCATGACTTATTTTCACTATTTTGACGCATACTTGGCGGAAAT